CCTTGGAAATCGCTTTCTAGTTGCTGGCACCAGTTCCAAAGATCGAAACTCTCTTTCAACAAGAATAAGATGCAAGTAATCATCATACTTTTGCAAATCGCCATCTGTCATTTCAACAAGCCGCTTTTTTCCGGAATGCCAAAGGCGATAAACAGCCGCTGCATCTTTCCAATAATCAGCGTCCAACATCAGCACCCCCTATCAACAGCACTATGTCCTGTGACAGTCTGACTGACACCGTCACTACGTCCTACGGACGCAGTTCCGGTGTCAGTCAGACTGTCACGGTCATAAGTATTGTATAATCGTGTATACTTTTTGCGGCACACTATCCAATCTGATCCGATGCATTCCTTTGATGAACCATAAAACCGATTAGCAAGAAAGATAAAATCGGGAAAAAGACCAAAAAGAAGATGTGTAACTCTGGTAGCGTGTTTCACGTTGATATGCTGGTATCTGTATTCCACATTTGCCCTAATTCTACGATCAAGATTATCAATGGATTGCGTGATCAAAATAAAATTGCATTTGTAATGACGGTGCATAGAAAAAAAGATATTCCACGGCATACGTCCTTTTTCAGACCATTGCCGGCTATCAAAAAGTACTTGCGCTTCATCGAGAATGAATAACAACGGATATTTATCAGATATATGTTGTTCTGCTAACTGCTGCACATTGGCGACATCTTGCCACCAGAGAAAATCATGATAGATATAATATGGATTATCTTTGTAAGCATCTAACATGATATTACTACAAACATAACATTGTGACTTGACATTATGATAAATACGCTCAACGGCGTGCAGGCTCTTACCAGAGCCCGGAAAACCTGTGTATACACTAATCATAGTAACCTCCATTAATCAACTGCACGAATCCAGCGAAGAACAACAGAAACAGAATAGTAGACCGCCAGAGATGACAAAAAAGCTGCCAAAGCCTTGATCAAAAATCCAACTGGAAAAAAATAATTGATATATCCTAGATAAACAGACAACGAGCCATGCTTTAACTGTAAGATCAAGTCTGTGAATGGATCACCCGGCATAAAATCACAAATTTTATCCCAGAACTTTTCAACTAATTCATCCATCCAATCCAATATACCAGACATCTTAACGCCCTCCATGTATCAGATATACAGCGACAAGACACAATCCCACTATGATACCAGCACACTCCAAAATGCGAATTATCTCAAAAACTTTAGACCAGTTATCATCGCCGAAATCAATTTTTGCAGACACAGAAGCAGCTTTGCTTGCATCGGCAGAACGTACACCAGAAAGAATTTTGCCAACAGGAACATCAAAAACCGGTGCAACCGGATCAGCGGAAAACGCTGCTAAAACCTGATAAATATCCCAAGGAAGGCAAAAAGGAAAATATTCAAATAACGGAAGCTTGTACTTGCTCATCTCTGGATCCCACGTCTTACCCTTGATGCTGTACGTTGCAGCAGCAGATAAATCCTTCGGCACAGCTAGATCCTGCGTCAGACCTACAGCCTTAACGCCTGTCGCTGTTGCCGACACGCCCAAATCAGTTACCACAGCACCTGTGGCAGTATCTGCGACAACATAAGGCGTAACTTTGGCATCAGCGAAAACTTTGCTCATTGGTACAGTTCCGGCAGCTACTCCAGCAACTAGATCATCTACTGTATCTACTCCGGCACCGTCCAACGCCGCTTGTATATCTGGTACGCCATCTTCTGTCTGTACGTCAAGCCGGATTCCTGCGGCAGTGCCAGTAGACTTATACAAATCCTGTGCGGCAGGATAAGTATAAACCGGACCAATAAAATTGTCAGAATCCTGAGAAAAAGTAAGAGAAGGATAAGTAGAAGAAAACCAAGAATCTAAACTTGATTCCGAAGAAAAAGAAACGTCAAGCCCAAAGTGGCTAAAACCTTGCATATAATATGGAAAATAAGTAGAATCTTTTACAGCGAGTTTCGTAGCACGGTATAAGTACTTCTTACTTGACCAGTTACCAAGAGGACGAGTTGAAGTTCCAGAACCAGTAGCACCGTTGATATACTGATAAATGCCAAAATAACCGTTATTAACATTGTTATAACTGACAACAGAAAAATCATCAGCATTAGCAAAAACGGTACAAATCCAAATAGTATCTTTCAAAAAAACTAAAATTTTACGAGATGATGTAAGAGCATGCTGGTAAGAAACCGGAGTATCCCAAGAATTAGAAGAAAAAACAAAAGGCTGAAAAGAAAAGCAGTAATCTCCGAAAGGAAAAAGAGTTTTTTCAGACAAAGAGTAAATAGAATCCAGAGAAAGAGAGTGACCGTCAGAACCAACCAAAAAAGAAGAGCCGCCAGAAACATTCGCCCCAACATCAGCAATATCTGAATAGGCGTTATCCCCAGAAAATAGCCCGTCACACCAGTCTATGATGCTATCCCAGCCCAAACGGTTATAGTATTCGTAATTTGTCATCCACTTACCGTCATACTCTTCACGGGGCATTTCGGGACCGCCAATCCCGTCAATCCAATCTTGAACAGAATCCGCAAAATCTGAATTACTTCCACTAACACCAATACCCTGCAAGAGCGTTTGAAACTCCAGCCATTCCAGCATACCAAAGGCACCAGCAGCCGACACCGGCACAGAAAACCATGTAGTAACACAAGTAACACCGGCGATCACAACGGCAGAAGCAGCCGCGGCAAACCTTTTCAACAATTTTCGCATCCTTAACTCCCCTCTAGTTTTTCATATATTGAAAAACTGAAAATGAAAAAGCGTGGAAGCTAGCCAACCTCCACGCCTTACTTGAAAGAATATAAAATGAAATTTGACGATTAAGAACCCTTTTTCATGAGCTTCTTCACAACGCTGATACCGACAGTAACCACAAGCATCGCAGACAAAACAGCGATTGCATACGGTACTACATCGCTGATCACACCAACTACATCATCAGAAATCGAAGATGCAGAAGTTTTCAGCTGAGCCCGAACGGAAGGTGAAGTATCGCCTTCTGCAGCAAAAGCCGACACACCGCCAACAACGCACATACAAGCAATCACAGCAGATGCAATCATTGCCTTTGCTTTTGCCTTATGCTTATGCACAAAACCTCTTACCTTGTCCATCATTATAAACACCCCCTTGTAATTAATCTAGCGGCTGACCAGCTGCCGCCGAAAATAATATCTTAACACTCCGAAAAGCCAAGCCCAGCAATGACGCAAAAGATGCCAAACCAAAACCAAGAGCCAGAGCCTCACCGGCTAAACCCAAGAAATCAATATCGATCATTTTAGCCACCACCAAAAAACAAGACCTATCAAAGTACCGTTAAGCATCAGTATTACAGCAAGTATCCACTGTACCGCTTGCAGTTCTTCCGGTGTCATACTTTGCAAAGACGAATTTCAGCAAGAACAACTTTGTTCAGCTGCGGAATGTACGAACAAGCAATTTCCTTGCCACACCAAGCATCAAGTTCACGAATAGACGAGATCGCCGGAACAAAGATCGATGCGATCTGATCTGCCTTGATCTTGATCTGATCGACGTGAAAGCCACCTTGTTCGAAAACGTCTGTTCCCTGAAACGGCAGATCAGAAGATACATCTAAGATCAGATTATCATAAGAAATAACTTCTCCGGTATCCGAATTAGTAAAATTACCGGACTTATGACAGTAACCTTGTAAGAAAATTTTTGACATGATACATTACTCCTTTCACGTATCTATAAACGGTTTGTTGTTACGCTTACATTTTGTAACCTCTATGCCTACATTATATCATATCTGCCTACGTTTTGCAAGTTGCAAAATTTACAAATTGTAGGCGAAAAAACTGTGCAAAATGATATAATATATAGTAATACAAACCCAAAAAGGAAGTAAAAAAATGTATGTAGAAACATTTGCTCAAAAGCTAGCACAAGCGAGAAAAGATGCCGGATACACACAAAGACAAGTAGCAGAAATTCTAATGATAAGCAAGAGTACAATTGCAAGCTACGAAATCGGAAGAACTCAACCAGATATAGAAACGCTTGGAAAATTAGCTGACTTCTACGAAGTTTCTGCAGATTGGCTCATTGGAACAAAAGGAGCAAAATAAAAGTGAAGTACATTATTTTTATTTTCATTGTTGCAGTCATTATTGTAATTTTAGCAGCAATCGGAATGAAAATCGGAAACGCCCCAAAGCAGACAATCGCTGCATATCGAAAAAAATATTTGTTGACCAAAAACGAATATAGTTTCTATCAGAAGATAAAGCCCATTATACAAGAAAAAAATCTAAGAGTATTATGCAAGATCAGACTTGCCGATCTCATAGAGCCAGAGCCAAACAAAAACCAAAAAGAATGGTATGCGGCATTTAACCGCATAAAATCAAAGCACATTGATTTTGCAATTGCTACTGAAAACATGAAAGTAATTGTTCTGGTTGAACTACAAGATAACACACACCAAAAATCAGACCGTAAAGAACGAGATGAATTCGTGAACACTGCTGTAACAAGGGCAGGATACATATTGCTATCTGTTTATAACAATGCAGACGGATTAAAGCAACTAGAAGATTTCTTAAAAAGCAACCAATAATAAAATAAGCTGCTTCCCTATCAAGAAAGCAGCTATAGACAAAATACATCAGGAATCCCCTCTTGCATCAAGTATCAATGATAACCTAGTTTGTATTTGGTGCAATTGGGAAAGTTTTGTTTTTTGAATCCCCTGCGGGATCTATCGCAATTATACCACATTTTCTGGATTTCTTCAAGTGCAAGATTTTTCATGAGGAAAAGTTTCAAAATCGTGTAACAATATTCCTCGAACATCTGCGGAAAATTGTTTGAACGCATTGAGCCGTTCTAAAGCAAGACAGAGTTCCAAGCAATCGACTGCATCAATGTGACGATACCGCACATTCTGCTGGAGCTGCTGCACATCTTGTTCAAGATATGAAAACTGATTCCACAGGTATTGATATAACAAGTCAATTTCTTTTTGTCTCATCTTCAACATCAACTTTCGCAAATTTCAGCCACTCTTTTGAACAAGATGAAGAATCAGATTCAAAGGAAGAACAAATGTTAAGATCACAGCCATGAGGATCACCAATCAAGTAATCAGCGCAATGACCATTGGGATTACAAAAAAGAGCATAAAAACAATTATCCAAATGACGACAAATAGAGCATTTCCAGCAAATAACATTCATAACAAACCACCTCATAAATTTTTTTTGGCATCTAAATTAGCAAGTATTGCATCACCGTGAGCTGCAAACTCAGATTTCAATTGTTGGTACTTTGGGTTCAATCGTTTACCTTTACGAGCATTAGAAATGGTATCCAAGAAATTTTCAGAACCATAGATATCAATATACGTCTGACAAGCACCACTTGTTTGAGTAGTTATGTACTCATAAAGTTTACCAACGTTAAAATCAGATGCAGGCTTATCAAAGATACTGACCTTATCATCATAAGCCACAAAATCTGCCCAATAATCAACCATCGGTAACCGCCAACGATTAGAATCCGAATCATCCTCCACAATATAACGCAAATACTCATTTAGCACAGCAAAAAATTTTCTGTCAATGACATCTTGCAGCTGTATAAATCCCCATGCACATTCTTTCCGCAGCTGAATTTCAACACGCACCCAATGAATCTGATCTACTTTTTGTTCTAAAGCTTTATCATAAATACGTATGTACACATTGCTTGATTTACTACCATGGTTCACAGATCCGCCCTTGTTACCTTGGATCACCTGCCAATCACGGAAACGGGACACAAAACGATTTTCAACAGTATCTCGTGACAGCCTAGGCAAATCCAGTTTTCCACAAAAATCATCATACGCCACATCAAGCCGAGTAATTTTCATTTCCTGGTGTGGCTGATGCTGCCGCACTAATGCGAAAATTGTATCATAATCCCCCGATCCGAATTCTTCAAACGTTCGGCAACCTTTACCGGACATTTCCACACATACACCCATACCGGGTGCACCATCATAATGAATAGATATTCCACAAAAAAACAACCGGAAACGATAGCCATAATAGCCATTGGTAACATCAAACGACACGCCACCAAGTCCCAACAGATCCACAAGATCATCTGTGCTGTGTATCTGACTGCTGAACGTGACGTAGTCATAAATGATACGGTTATCCATATTCAACACCCCCTTTTTACGTCTCGTGTAGGTTGTACCCCCCTACTAGCCCAGGGGGGTTAAGGGGAAATGTTCCCCTTTTTCAATTTTTGTTACTGGTTTCCGCCCGTTGCAGCCAAACACAAAAAGACGTAGCAGCCAACATTCAAAAGCAGGAAAGCAAGCTTTCTCCGCTTTTAAACATTGACAGCTACTCACCTTAATTCCGTGGCGTTTGATAT